TGAAGTATGAGATGCGTGTCATTACCCAAGCGTATGCTTCTTGTGTCAGGTCAGTACGATCTACATACTTACGATAGCGACGATGAACTAAGGTCACCACGCTAGGCACAATGTCATTGATTACTGGATGTGGCTCAGTCACAGTCTGGTAACACCCGATCTATAGTGTGCTGAATGTTCAGCAGTTTGATGGCAAGGAAGTCTATGTAATTACTGGCATCTGCTAACTCTTCAATCAACTCTCGAATGTTATCTGATGTAGTAAAGGACTCGAACTTCTGACCCTTAGCGTGTGAGTATTGGTCGTGACCTAGACCCTTAACACGACTAGCACGCAGTGATGCAAAGGATTCGATGAAGGATGTTAAGTCCTCGGTTGATACACCACTGCCACGATACCCAGTAACAGCAGCGTGATCTGCTAACGGGTTGGTTGTGGGCGTATCAGTATTGTCTGGCTCATCCTGTCCTGGTGCAAGATGTGAAAGCCCATACGCTGCAAAGTCTGTATCATCGTGGCCCAATCGCTTTCGGTCATCGTCATACATTAAACGCCTCCAAATAATTTCAACGCCTCATCCTTGCCGTGTGCAAGATAGAAGTCATTGATGTCCATTGATGGTGGCAATGATACTATGCGTGAGTTCATTACTTCTTGTGACACACGGCGTGAGAACTCAGCACCTGGGTTGGTGCCATCCTCTTTGATGTCATTGTCACCAACAACATAGACGGTATCGTATCCAGTAAACAACTTAACAAAGTGTGGCTTCCAAGCCTGCACTCCTGGTACTCCTACTGCTGGCAGGTTTAAGATACCTGATACAACTACGGCATCTAACTCACCCTCACACACCACGATACTAGATGAATCAATGGTGACATCGGCAACGTTATACAGGTGACCCTTCTGTCCTGTCGGTGCACCATACTTAGGCTTGCCATCATCTAGCCTGCGAAACTTTACACCCACACACATACCAAGGGCTGTCAGATAGGGCACAGAAAGCCAGCCCGCGTGGGTTTCGTGACCATTGATTGGGTCTGTTACTACACCCAACGAAAATTGTTGGGCAACATCTTCAGAGATCCCACGTCCTTCGAGATACTCTAGCGCCCTTGTGTCCAGGTTTTTGCTGTAGTGATTGACCGCTTCCAGCAACGATCTCGATTGCTCGTGCGAGTGCATCCTTAAACTCCAAGTTCTCTATGATACCTACAACATTGACTGCGTTACCACCCTTCCCGCAGGTGTGGCAGAAGAACAAGTTGTCATAGGTATTGATGACAGCACTTCTTCTTTTATCAGGATGGATGCAACACCTTACCGATGCAGACCTACCTTCTCGAACTTCCCCTCCATAGTGCAGAACTATTGCCCCTATGGGGATTGTGTTTGCATCAACGGCACCTTTGAACCTGCCCGCTTTACGTACCCTGGACCAGTCTTGTGCTGGCATACACACCCCTTGTCGTTGCACTTATTGTGAAACTTAGCAGCACGTTTGTACTGGGCTACAGAGTTCTCATCTCCTGCTGTTCTACAACTCTCACAAATCATTGGAACTCCTTTAGTTCGCTTACTGGTACACGCCATCCACCGATGGCTTCATCTCTATACTGCATAGTTGCATACTCTTCAGGGTTACACCAACCATAGACTTCAACCTGTGAGTAGTAATCTTCATCAAGGATCTTAGTTCCTACTATTATCTTGCCACTATCTTTACTCCAGAACGGAATCGAACCACGTGTGCGTACCGTGCGTACCTCAAAGTTAACACCAACATCAGGTAACTTAGCCCGACGAGGATGCAAGTCATTGGGATACCACGGTACGTTCCAAGCGGTATCAGTAAGAGATGCAACTGCCCACTCAGAGACGTTGGCTCGGACATTGGCAAGAAGTTCGTGCTCTAAGTAACCATTCTTCTTACCCTCTGCATAGTTAGGTCTGTCTACAGAACCATACTTAGCAAGCCAACGCTCTGTTGCAAGCAGTGTACAAACTCTTACTTCATCCCTACTCAGGCGTACTATCATCTGCCTCTTCTTCAGTAGTTGAATCTTCAACCACTTCTTCTACAACTGGTACTAGTATCTCTGATGTTGTGATTTCTCCACCTGGTACTGGCATTATTGTTTCTCCTTGATCCATTGGGCTAGGTCTTGAATGACCCAGGCATTTTCTATTCCAGAGTTGCGGCGCTTAACGATGACGTAATGCAGCGGTACTTCCCCAAGACCACGAGCACTTGCATAATTAAGCGCCTCAACTTCTGCTTCTCTCCAGAACTCAGGCAAGGAAAGGGTTGCCCTGTTCTTGAGTTCAAGGATGTAAGTTTCTCCCGCGATAACAGTTACGATGTCGCCTTCATCCTTTGCCCCAGCCTTAGTCAAACGCTCTGCCATAACTCCGCATTTGCGTAGCCATTTCATTACATCTGTCTCAAACTGAGAACCTTTACGTCCATTGGGATTAGCCATTAGCGCACCATCTGAATATCAAACACGTAAGTAGGCCCTACCTTGTGCATCTTGATCTCCTATCTGGCACGCTGCAAAGTTAACAAATAGTGTAGCCCATTTAGAGGCATCTGCTGTGTGTGGACCAAAGCGATTCTTGACCGCAGCCACACGCAACATCCCTTGACCTGGGTCATAACCCAATGTGAGTATCAGCGCAGGTAACTGGCTGACCTTACCGTGAATAGCACGACGCGGTGGTGGCATACTCGGTGAACCGTACTCACTCTGCTCGCTGACGTGATGGAGAACTAAGACACAAGCCTGAGTCTTGCGTGCCATATCGTGCAACTCCATCATAATTGCACGTAGCCCTGCCCATTCATTGTCTGTTTCGGCAGCAACATTCATTAAGTTATCAATGATAATTAACTCAGGTGCTATTCCATACAGTTCAACGTAGGCTTTAATCTCCAATTCAATGTCATCTAATGATGGACTTGAATCGAATACCCATTGTATGTGTGACATCTTTGATAGGTGTTCACTGTAGAAGTCTTCTTTGTATTCCATATTTGACTCAACAGTTAACTGCGTGTGCCCTGAGATCTGTGCTGCAGATCGCATCAACACTGTTGCAGTATCAGTATCGGCTGAGAAGAAAAGAGTTGGCACCTTAGCCTTGATTGCATAGACAAGAGCAAACATACTCTTACCAGCATTAGGAGCAGCGGCGACCATACATACTTGCCCACGTCTAAACTTAATGGACTCACCAGCAAGGCCAGTCCATACATCAGGCAACGGCATAGCCTTGGTGTGGCTACCGCCCATCGCCCGCTTTAGATTAAGCAACTTCTTCATCCCCTCCAAGATTTATTCTGCGTTGTCTCCTTACTGCAAGACGTTCACGTGGTGCAAGCCCACCCCATATACCGAACTGTTCCTTATGGATTCCCCACTCAGCACATTCGGTTCTATGAGTACAACGTTTACAGATTGACTTTGCATACTGACTTTCAATGTAACTTACTGATTCCTTATCTTTATCAGGAAACCAGAAGTCACCACCTATCTCTGCACATAGCGGGTTCTCGTACTCACGAGGCTCCCGCATCGTATTATCTTAGGAAGATAGGGTCGCACTTATCTACTGCACCCTTTGGTGCAGAACACATCCACGCCTTCCAAGGCCCACGTGCAGATGTACCAGTACGGTAAGTCATATTGCCGTGCTTACAGGTAGGTGCCTGTCCTTCTACAACCTGTGGTTGTGCAGGTGGAGGTGTTATTACTGGCTGTCCACCGAAGGCTTCAGCAACTGAAGCAACTGTTGGTGCTGGTGTACCACGTAGAGATCCATTAACAGAGTTAATCAATGATGATAGATCCTGGACACTAGCCAGTAATGTTTCTAGTTCACCTTGATTGTCAGCATAGACGTTAACGAGTACGCCATCCTTGCCGTAGTTTACTTGTATCTTTGTTGTTGCATTTGCAGCCATTTACTTTCCTCCAGTTTGTCTGATTGATAACCTTTGTGATTCATTACCATACTTCTTAGGCACATACCCAATAAGTTTTTCTACTTCTTCACTGTCAATACTTTCACGTCCCTTGACAGTTGTCCAACTGACTTCTATTCCACTAGGTGTTACTCCCAGTAGTCCTTCGAAAGAAGTCTTCAGTGAATCTTGTTCTTTCTCTAGTACTCTAATCTGTGCTGCTAACTGTAAGTACAGCAGTGCATTCTTGTCAATATCAGCATCATCAATTACTAGATCAGTTGCTGGTGTAAGTTCTTTTTTTATACCAACGCATCCCATCTCACCTGATGCGTCATAGAACTTGCAATAGTGTTTGCAATAAGAAGCATCACGTTCTGGATCTGGCGCAGTATCTGCAACCTTGATTGCTTCTAACCAGTTCAATGCTTGCAGTGCAATGGTTTCATCGTAAGGTTCTGTATGTACTTTGACATCTCGCTCATCACCATCACGTGCAATAGCGACAAGCGAGACGCGCTTTACATCGTAGCCGTTCTTTGCTAGTAAGTAGCCGTATGTCTGTACCTGCCAGCGTTGCTGTGTTGACGGGAAGTAACTAAGGTTCTTCACCTTGCTTGTCTTCCAGTCAATCACATCACCAGTACCGGTGATGTGATTGACTGGAAGACAAGCAAGGTGAAGAACCTTAGTTACTTC